TGAAAAGCCACTGGCAGGAGATTGCTGATTACATCGTCCCGCGCCGGCAGAATGTTCAGACGCAGCTTACGCCGGGCGGCAAGCGCATGAGCAAGATTTATGACGCTACGGCGATCAGAGCGTTGAGGATATTCGCCAATGGATTGTATGGGCACCTGACAAGCCAGGCTTATCCGTGGTTTGATTTAACGACAAAAAACAAAGAACTTGCCGACAGTCCGGTTGTGAAGTGGTGGCTATCCGATACCACAGAACGCATGAGGGCGGCAATCAACGCGAGTAGAGCGGCTCAATCACTGCATGAACTCTACACCGATTTGGGCTGGGCTGGCACCGGTTGTATGTATATGGAACCGGGCAAGCGTTACGCGATTAATTATCAGACACTGGACATCTCCACCGTGTGCATCATGGAAGATGCGAACGGGGTGGTTGATTCAGTTTACCGGCTGGCACGATTCTCCGCGAGGCAGAAGAGTCAGAAAGCATACAAAGAAAACAAGTTCAATGAGATGTTTGACATCATCCACGCTGTCTATCCGCGGGAAGATTACGACTGGAACAAACGCGACACGCTCAATATGCCGTGGGCGGTGAGATACGTTGAGAAGGAATCAAAGAACGAACTGGCAGAGTCGGGATTAAAGATATTCCCGTATTGCGTGCCTCGTTGGGAAAAAGACACGACCGAAGTATATGGCCGTTCGCCCTGTATGGATATCCTGCCTGACGTGAAGATGCTTAATCAGATGTGCTACGACGACATGAGAGCGGTGCAGAAACGCATTGATCCGCCGTTGCTGGCCTCGAAGGAAAGCGCATTATCCACGACCAGGACGACTCCCGGATCGGTGATTTACCACAAGACAGGCGAGAAGCCGGAGCCGATGAATTTCGGCGGTGATATAAAGCTGGCGTTCGAAGCAGAGAATCAAAGACGGGTAGCCATTGAGAAGGGCTTATACACGGATTTGTTTTTACTGCTGGCGCAGAGTAACGACGCAAACAAAACAGCGACCGAAGTCAGGGAACTGATCGAGGAAAAGCTGACACTGTTAGGCCCGGCATTGAGTCGATTACAGACTGAACTGTTCGACCCGATGCTGTCCACTACATTCCAGATACTTTATAGCGCGGGGCTTATTATGCCCGCGCCGCAGGAATTGATGGGCGAGGGATTGGAAGTTGAATATGTCGGCAGATTAGCGCTGGCGATGAAACAGACAGAAACGAGAGCGGCGACCGCTACGCTCGGCCTTGCCGGGAACATAGCGCAGTTCGCTCCGGATGTTTTGGATAACTTTGATACTGACGAAATTGCAGTCGGAACAGCGATGCGGAATGGAATGCCGATTAAATACATTCGGCCGCCGGATGTCCGTGACCAGATCAGGCAGCAGAGGGCAGAGCAGGCAGCCAAACAACAGCAGGCGGCGATGGCGTTGGAAGCGTCAAAGGCGATGCCGGGATTGAGCAAAGCGCCGGAATCAGGATCACCCGCAGAGGCGATGATGGGGCGATAAATGGAAGATGATATTTTCACAGATAAGGAACGAGCCGATTCATTAATTCTGCAACAGCAGGAAGCGGAAGCGAGGGCAAGGCAGTTGCGCATTAACTACGGCGTGACGTTTTCCTCGGAGAATGGATTTGAAGTGCTGAAAGACTTGGCGATCCATTGTCACTTTCTGGCGACTACCTATGTGCAGGGCGATCAGGTTGAATCGGCTTTCCGCATGGGTGAACAGAACATGCTTTTATACATCCTGTCGCAGTTAAGCGATGAGATGAAATCTAAATTAATAGGGGGTTAATTTTATGGACGAACCTAATGATCTGGGAACCGCAGGGGCGGACAACCTGGACAATCAAGAGGGTGGCTACACGATTAACGACGTGAATGAAGTATTGGGCGATTTTAAAGACGATCCGGTTTTTAAACCGCATCTGGGGAAAGCGCCCAAAGATTTTGTTACGGACGTGCTGAAAGGCTACGTCAACGCGCAGAAGATGATCGGCGGCGACAAGGTAGTTATCCCGCAGGGGAAGCTCGACACGCCGGAAGCCTGGAACGCGCTTTATGACAAACTCGGCAGACCGCAGGATCCGGAAGGTTACAAGCTGGAAAAGCCTACGCTACCGGAAGGAATGAACTACGACGAGAATTTAGAAAAGGCATTCAAAGCGCTTTGCCATCAGAACGGCTTACTGCCGAAGCAGGCTGCGGCGGTTTATGATTTATGGAATCAGATCACGACCGCCGGATTTAATTCCCAGGTGGAAACGAAGAAACAGCAGGCAGCAGAAACACTCGCGGCATTACGCACGGAGTGGCCGACACAGGACGCTTTCGAGGGCGGCCTAAAACTGGCGAACGAGGTTTTATCTCAATACTCCGGCGACAAAGAAGCGATGGAACGGCTGATAGAAAAGAATGAACACGATCTCGATTTCATTAAGCTGATGCACAACATCGGCAAGGTAATGAGCGAGGACTCGCTGAAGCTCGGAGAGAAACGCTTTGACTGGTCGGGCGATGATACCAACGCGGCTTTACAGGACATCCTGCACAACAAGGATAATGTTCTGCATACAGCGTATTGGACAAAAGCGCATCCGCAGCACGCGGCAGCGGTAGCCGAAGTTCAGCGGTTAATGACTTTGAAACACGGCGACAAGCCGATAAATATGACATGAGGTAACAATCATGGGAAGCAACACAGATTATTTTGATCCAAAAAAAGAATCACGCCGGGTTGTATCTAAATTCGGCGAGGTTAATAAAAGGCAAATCTCGGAATCACAGCAAGCCGCCGAAGCTGCGGCCCAGGTGAGTAAGGGATTAGCCACCGGTTCAAACGGGGGTAGCTCGAAAGAGTCCACGGGAGAATAAAACGTAGTAGTCGGGTAGCTCGAACGAGTCCGTGCTCGCCGAAAGCAGGCCGCATCCAGCAAGCGTTTTGCTGACGATGGTCCGTCTAACGGGTAGCCGTCCAAAAAATAAAACTTTTGGAGGCCAAAAATGAGCACTCAAATTACGACTGCTATGGTTGAGCAGTATTCAGCCAATATTCAAATCCTGATGCAGCAGCAAGAAAGCCGTCTGCGTCAGGCAGTAAGAGTCGAGGCGGGCGTTGTAGGTAAAAACGCTTTCTTCGATCAGTTATCAGCCACGGCTGCGGTAAAGCGGACTACCCGCCACGCCGCCACGCCGCTGGTCAACACTCCGCACGTTCGCAGACGCGTAACCTTGCAGGATTACGACTGGGCCGACCTCGTTGACAACATGGACGTTTCCAAAGTCCTGACTGACCCGGCAAGCGCCTACGCGCAGAATGCGAAAAACGCGATGAATCGGGCGATCGACGATGCCATTATTGCCACATCACAGGCGACTGTTTACGGCGGTGTGGATGGCTCCACTTCCTACACGTTCGATTCCTCAAACTGCAGCATCGCGGACGCATCCACCGGATTGACCCTGGCGAAAATCCTTTCCGCAAAACAGAAGCTCGATGCCAACGAAGTCCCGGACGAAGATCGTTACTTCGTCCTGAACTCGAAAGCACTGGCCGACCTGTTGGATGTAACCGAAGCCACCAGCGCCGACTACAACACAGTCAAAGCGTTGGTCAACGGGCAGATCGATACTTTCCTGGGCTTCAAGTTCATCCGCTCGGAAAGACTGGAACCCGAAGACACCTACGTAACTTCCTGCCTCGCTTTCCAGAAAAATTCATTACTTCTGGCGATTGGCATTGATGTGATTGTCGATGTCGGCCCGCGCAGAGATATGAATATGGCGACACAGGTCTATCTGGGAATGAGCATCGGCGCGACCCGCATGGACGAAAAGGGCGTGATCGAAGTCGAATGCTATCACGCATAACAGGACGGGTTAAACCGCCACTTTAAAACAAAAGGAGGCCAAATATTATGGCTAATGTATACGGTGCAAACTACACGAAAGCAAGGGCGGCTTCACCCGCCGCGCACATGGGGCCGGAATGGAACGGCCGCGTTGCGTGCATCCACGAAACTTACACTTTCGCTTCTACCGCTACCGGCACGGTGCTTTATGTCGGTAAGCTGTATGCCGGTGAGGTGTATCTGATCGGCTGGATTCACGGCGCAGATTTATCCTCTGCGGGAACTTTAACTCTTGGCGACATCGGGCTGACCGACGGAGTGGACACCGGGGATGCGGATCGCTACCTGACCGCAACAGTGTTCACCACGGCAGGCCAGCTTACCGCTTGCACAAGAGATATAGGGCTGGGCTACAAATCCACAGTGGATCGTGACTTCATCATCACGACTGCCACCGAGGAACTGACCGGCGCAATCGAAGTTATCATCCTGAAAGGACGATAGCTTTAATGTGGGAAGTCAACGGCATAGTGGGGCGGGACGAAAAACCGCCCCTATGCGCCGGGACTGAATCCGGCGTAGCGGCTGTCCTGGGCAGTGGTCGTTGTATATGGGATGATTTACAAAAATTAGAAAAACTAATCAGCCTCGATAAAATCGGGATCATCGCCATAAACAATATGATCATGCACTATCACAGGCGGGTGCATCATGCCGTTTCTTTACATCCCGAAGAGCCGCCTCTATGGGTGGCGTTGCGAAAGACCAATCACGGCGATACGAGCAAAACTCATACGCACAGTCATCGTATTCCAAAGAATGAAGATAATACGCCGGTTAAAAATCACGGCCTTGATTACATCTGGAATATTGAACTGTCGAAGGGCGGGAGCTCCGGATTGCTGGCGACAATGATTGGGTTAGCATTGGGATATAACAAAATAATACTGGCCGGGGTGCCTCTTGACGGCTCCGGCCATTTTTTTGATCCGGCGTGGGAAATCACAAGACAGTTTTCCGGGCAGAACATTGATCTTGAATGGAAGTGGGCGAATGACCGCTACATCAAGGGCAGGGTTAAATCATTATCCGGCAGGACACGCGACTGGTTCGGCGAGCCGACCGAGGAGTGGGTGAATGGCTGAAATAACATCCCTACGAAATGAAAACTCTAAAGACTACTCTATTGGTGGTGGTAAATTCCAGCGTGTAATTACTGGTCAGCCGCAGCATTATAAAGACGATTACAAAGACGCTAAAGAAGCGTGGAAGGATATTGACCTGACCATAGTGAATGGGCGTGTTGATAAAGCTCCCTACATTATGGTCATTGACGGAAACAAGGTTGCTGTTACTGATAAGAAAACAGGCAAGGCTTCTATTGTCGAACTGCTGAAAGTTGGCGACACGACAATCAGCAAAACAGATTTATCCGCTGACAGTAAATCTGCGGAAATCATCAAAGATGTTGACTACGATTTAGTTTTTACAAGAACGCAGATTAAATTCCAGCGGACAATCAAAACCGCTGAAGCCCTCAAAGAAGCGACCTTCAAAATCACAGGCGACATTCCAGTTATTTATTCAGCGGTGGATGCTGACGGAGATGCTGTTCAAGTTAATATTATGCAGGACAAAGAAGGGAATGTAGTTGAATCCTTTGTTGCCGAGAAAACTCTTATCAGCACAGCAGGCGGTAAGATAACCGAAAGCAAAGTTGCTCCGACCTATCCAATTAAAATTGACCCGACTCTGACAATATCGGGAACTGGTAAAGATACCTATATTAGTAGGTATGATCCTACAACCAATTACGGGTCAAATAGCCCAATAGGTTTACGAACTAATGCTGGCTCAACGTATAGAGAGCATATTTTAGTATCAATGCCCTTTTTGGATTCTTTGCCTTCAAGTGCAGTTATTAGTGACTCAAAATTCCATATTTATTTTGGTGCTGATTTTACTGGCTCATCTGTTGGACAAACTATAACTCTTTATAAAAACCGAAGGGCTGATTGGGTAGAGGGTGAAGCCACGTGGAATATTTATAAATCTGGGAGTAACTGGGGAACGGCAGGATGCGAAAACACAACATCAGATATTGATACGTCTATAACCGCAACACAGACACAGCCAGCAGTAGGTGAATGGCTTATCTTTGACGTTGATTCTATTATATCCGATGCTCGCACTAATTCCCTTGATTTCAACGTGAGGATGAGCATCACGGACAGTTCTACCGACAGACTCCCTTTATATCGTTCAAAGGAAAATACTGTGGGTGATGAATATGACCCGAAACTGGTGATTGAATATACGGTAAGCGGTTTAGCAAAAAAACACCACTACTATCAAAAAATGATGGGGTAAAATTATGGGTTACATACTTAAAACAAACACAGCGACAAGAATAGCAGTCGGCCCGTTGGTTGACCAGACGGACGGCATTACCGCCGAAACCTCTTTGAC